TAAGGCACGAGAACTTGACGAGCGTGTGAAATACAAAGATTTAGTGGAGTCATGGGGTATCAAGCAGTACCACATGGCAGGCGCAGTTTACCGAGGTATTAGACAGTATGACGAACGAATCAAAGCCGAAGGCAGAGACCATAACAGTAGACAACCAATCCCCGCCCGGCGCGTGGAAAGACGAAATGAGTGCTGCCCCTTGGGGCTATGGTCAAAGTCAGCAGATGCTCGTCGAGCGATCCTTAGAGAATATACGGAGAGCGGGGCTGTCCAACGAGGCTACAGTCCTTACATTAGAGCTTCTTACTTTGAGGAATGAACTAGAGTATTTGAGTGGGAAGGTTAAAAAACCATGACATATCCGTGGGTGGGGCTGCCTTGTTTTCCTTTGGTAGTTAAAGAATTTATTAGCGACAGTGAATGCGAAGATTTGCTGACGTTTTTATCCAACAATGAAAGTAAGTTTGGCGCGTTAGTTGAAGGCAACTTTTGGCTTGGTCGTACGATGACTATTCAACAGTCGGGTAGTCCGGTCATTCAAGAAAAGTTTACGCAGATGCGTACGAGAATGGCTAAACACCTACGTTCCAAACTAGAAGAACACTTAGGCTCGCAACCGCCGCTTTACTCTGACCTAATTAATTTTGCACGATGGCCGGTTGGGTATGAACTTCACCCCCATGCCGATGCAGAGAATCCCGGCGGGAGTCCTCACCCGTACCCGTGGCGGCACTTTGCGGCCGTGGTTTATCTGAATGAAGACTATGAGGGTGGGAAGATTCACTTCCCTAATCTGGGCATTGAACTTCAGCCAGAGGCTCGGTCGCTAATTATGTTCCCCGGCACTCTTCATTACTTGCACGGGGTGCGTCCGGTGACGAGAGGCATGAGACATACGATTGCAAGTTTCTTAACCTTTGATGAAACCAAACACGATAGGTTTGGGGGGGCGATGTGATCATCGTGCCAGAAAGTACGATTGTTGCGATTCCTTACGACAATCGGTTTAGAAACCGTCACGATGAAGTCTTCTTTAATTTTAACGGGATGGTGACTCGGGATTGGTTTATTGAACACGCCTACCGCTGCCTTCCCTTGGTCATCGGCAATCAACACGGATTCGGGGTCAAGTCCTTGTATGACTTCTCTGTTTGGTGGACGGGCGGCAAAAATCCTGATGACGTTAAGATCGCAGTCCATGATGACGACTTCTATAAAGAAAACTTTAACCTTCAATCTGTCAAAGCACACTTTGGAATGGGAACGTTCACGGTTCAAACTGCTTTCTCTTTACGCACCCCGCCTAACGTCAGTCTGATGACAGTGCAGCCGCCGAACATGGGCATCGACGGCCTTCAGAACATGGTCGGAGTTATCGAAACCGATAACTTGCGTCGAGACTTTACATTCAACGTTAGGGTGACACGCGCTAACTCGTTGATCGAAGTCAAGAAAGGCGATGTGCTTTCTGCCGTACTGCCTTATCCAAGACTATTTATAGACAACTACAAACTAGTTGGCCCCGAACAAGTATTCACTGAAGAACAGATTGCAGCAGAACAGAACACAGCAAAAGCATTTGGAGAAGAAAGGTCTAAAGAAGACCCGAAGAAGCCGCACGGAGTGGGGCGTAGGTATCACAAGGGAGAAGATATCTACGGTAATAAATTTATTTACCCACACCAGAGAAACTTGCGGCTACCTAAAAACAGGAAAGGAGAAGTGGTAGATGGAGACTGAAGATGATATTTTAGATTTGATTCGGGCATTGCCAGATGAAATCAACAACGCATCGACAACGACTGAATTCAAATTCTTGACAGTGGGCAGCGTCTTGTGGGAGTGTTACCACGAGATCAAACGACTACGCGATGAAAACGCGAAGTTAAAAAGGGGTGGTAAAAGACGATGATTTACTCAGGCGCGGGGCCGTTGCCCCGACATACCTATTGCTACGTTCAGCCGCACACTTTCGGTAACGGCGATTGGCTGCGCGTGTCGTGGTTTGGTTTAGTTAGTCATCCCGGTCGCACGTGGGGATGCCATGTCATGCTTGAATGCGGAGCGGTATACCGCAATGTGCCGCTGCATAGGCTGACACATAAAATTACTACGACATCTATGGATTGGAAGCCGGGCGACAGCCAGACATGGGACTGTTACGGATATCACTTCAGCATGGTGGAGTACCCGTTTCTTGAAGCCGTTCCTCTGCGCGTTAAGTTGCGCTCTAAAGTAGAACTAACTGGGCGGTATATGTTTACCGCCGTACCTATGCTTGACGGGTTCAGTCTGGAGCCAGAGCAATCGAAGGAGTTTTACTTTATTAAGTTAGACAACGGCAGATTTACGGCACAGCCGACTAACCACATCCTTGTGCAGGATAAGTCTTTTATCACGACATCTGAATGGCCGAGACTTGAGCGGCAGACGGAAACGTGGAGCGTTGATCCATGAGTTTCGTGACACTGGACTTTGAAACTTATTACTCGCAACAGTTTAGTCTGAGCCGGGTCACAACCGAAGAGTACATACGTAGTCCGTTGTTTGAAGTCGTCGGCGTGGCGATGAAGATCGACGATGACAAGACCATTTGGTTTAGCGGGACCAAGAATGAAATCAAGGCGTGGCTTAATCAAGTAAATTGGGACGAGTCAGCACTGCTCTGCCATAACGCGATGTTTGACGGGGCGATCCTATCGTTTGTTTTCGGAATTACCCCTGCTTACTACTTTGACACCCTGTGCATGGCACGGGCTAAGCACGGCGTTGATGTAAGCGGGTCTCTAGCCAACTTGGTGAAAATGTATGGTTTGGGCCAAAAGGGAACAGAAGTTATCGAAGCCTTGGGTAAGCGTCGGCAGGATTTTTCTCCTGCTGATCTTAATCGTTACGGGGATTATTGCATTAACGATGTCGATCTTACTTTCAAACTTTTCAACCTTTTTATCGCGGATCATTTCCCGCAGTCAGAGTTAGACCTGATTGACATGACCCTGCGTATGTACACGCAGCCGGTGTTGACGGTGAATGACGCGATGCTTGTCGAGCGTCTTGAAGAGATCAAGGCTGAGAAGAAAGAACTTCTTGGTGGTTTGATGGGCGTCCTGCAAGTTGGTAACGAAGAAGAAGTTCGGGCGAAGTTGGCAAGTAATCCGCAATTTGCGGCGATACTCAAGGAACTTAGCATTCCTGTGCCAATGAAAATTAGTCCAACAACCGGTAAAGAAACGTATGCACTTGCTAAAAATGACGAGGGGTTTATTGAACTCTTAGAACATGAAGATCCGCTCATTCAGCAACTTTGCTCAGTCCGGTTGGGTACGAAGTCCACTATTGAGGAGTCACGCATTGAACGCTTTATCGGTATTGGTGCTAGGAATGGCGGCAGGATACCTATCCCGCTCAAGTATTACGGCGCTCACACAGGTCGTTGGGCAGGAACGGATTCAGTCAATTTCCAGAATCTGCCAAGCCGTGATAAGAAAAAGAAAACGCTGAAGAACTCTATCGCGGCCCCCGCTGGTCATGTCGTTATCAACTGTGACTCTTCTCAGATTGAGGCGCGTGTCCTTGCATGGTTGGCGGGGCAAGATGACGTAACCGAGCAGTTCCGCAAGGGCGAAGATGTGTATTCGATCTTTGCGTCGAAGATTTATAAGAAGCCCATCAGCAAGGCAAATCCCGTTGAACGGTTCGTCGGCAAGACTTGTATCTTGGGATTGGGCTACGGCACAGGGGCTAAAAAGTTACAGCACACGTTGAAAACGCAGCCGCCGGGAGCCGACTTGCCCGAAGAAGAGTGTAAGCGCATCGTCGATATTTACCGCGATTCCAATCACATGATCACGGACTTATGGCGAGATTGCGATAGTGCGCTCCAGCACTTTTCGTCGTGGCCTAGCAATTTAAAGTCTTACACTATGGGCAAACATAAGTGTGTATGGGTTACCGCATCGGGTATCCGTCTCCCAAATGAATTGTTTATACGATACCCCGACCTACGTTTGAGCGACAAGAAATACATTTACAAATCGCGTAAAGGGGTAACTTCGATATGGGGAGGCGCGATGGTAGAGAACATCGTGCAAGCCTTGGCTCGGATCATCGTCGGTGAGCAGATGCTCAAGATACGAGAACGCTATCGACCTGTCTTGACCGTGCATGACGCAGCGGTAATCGTGGCTCGGAAAGAAGAGGTCGAGGAAGCGGTTGCCTTTATAGTACAAGTCATGTCTACTCCTCCAAGTTGGGCAGAGGGTTTGCCTGTGTCTTGCGAGGCCAAGTACGGCGAGTCGTACGGGGATTGTTAATGATTCAGTGGTCATTCAGTAGTCTTAAGGACTTTATCAACTGCCCGAAGCAGTACTACCACACCAAGGTAGCGCAGGACTTTACCAAGAAAGCATCCGAACAGATGCTGTACGGGTCAGAAGTACACAAGGCGTTGGAGGATTATGTTTGTAAGGCTGTGCCACTAGTTAAAAACTATAAGCGATTTCAGCCACCTCTCGATGCCCTGTTAGAGATTGATGGTGATAGATATTGCGAATATGAAATGGCGCTCACACGGGATCGGGAGCCTTGCGCGTTTAATTCCGATACTAGGTGGGTGCGGGGCATCGTTGACTTATTGGTAGTAGACGGAGCCGATGCTTACATCATTGACTACAAGACCGGCAGCAACCGCTATCCTGATCCGAAGCAATTAAAGTTGATGGCGTTGATGACTTACGCTCACTTCCCACAGGTTGAGCGGATCAAGGCTGGCCTGCTATTTGTGATGCATAATAGTTTCGTTAATGAAGAGTACACACGGGACCAGATAGGCAAGTTATGGGAAACCTTCTTGCCGCATTTAGACCAACTGGAGATGGCCTTCACAAACAGTATGTGGATGGCAAAGCCCGGTGGGTTGTGTGGATGGTGTCCCGTCACCACGTGCAAATTTTATAAGGAGCGATGAGATGCCATACGTAAACAAGGCACGGCCTTACAAAAAAGAATACAAGCAACAGGTTGAGCGTGATGAACACGAGAACCGCATGGAGCGCCAGCGTGCGCGTCGTAGTTACGATAAAAAAGGTATTAGCCGAAAAGGTAAAGACATTGCCCACGTAAAGGCATTGTCAAAAGGTGGCAGCAACGCAACGGGAACACGATTGCAATCACCATCAAAAAATCGTTCCTTCCGTAGAACTTCAAGCGGTGCTATGAAATAATGCACAAGACGCAAGTGTGCTGTCGGGGAGTTTCTACCACCCACTTCTCCCCCACAATAACTGCGTCTGTTAGCGATAGGTTGGGCCGCTACCGCCCACTCCTTGCCTAGGCGCTAACCGTCTGGCCCACGATACGGGCTCTTTAATTCAGTAGGTACAGTATGGAATTAGTTGAGAACGCAGCGGTAAAACTTACCGTGTCGAACAGTTTCGCCGCCGAAATTACGGCGCGATTAGAACGAACCGAAATTATTCGGGACAACAAACACAGTAAAGACGTACTGATTTGTTGGGATCACAGCGAGATGAAAGTCCTCGCTGAATACTTAGATCATTTCCTGCCTAGTCAGAACGTGCCAAAGATTCCTTCTCCGATGGAGCGGGACTACGACTGGCCGGGGTTCTACAAACCTTTTGACCATCAGCGCGACACAGCGCAGTTCTTGTCTATTAGGCAACGAGCCTTCTGCTTTAACGAAGCGGGTACAGGCAAGACAAGTGCGGCAGTATGGGCTGCTGACTACCTAATGAAACAGGGCATCATCAAGAAAGTTCTGGTGATCTGCCCCTTGTCGATCATGTATTCCGCATGGCAAGCCGACATCATGAAGACAGCCATTCATCGAACGTGTGGCGTCGCACACGGGTCATCGTCGAAGCGTAAGAAGATATTAGAAGAGAACTTTGATTTTACGATCATTAACTACGACGGCACGACGGTAATCTTGCCTGAACTGATGCAAGCGAAGTTTGATCTAATCATCGTGGACGAGGCCAACGCTTATAAGAGTTCAACGACTCGGCGGTGGAAGACCCTTGCCAAACTAGTTGAGCCGACCACGTGGCTGTGGATGATGACCGGCACACCGGCAGCACAATCTCCGGTTGATGCGTTTGGTTTGGCTAAGTTAGTTAGCCCCGGTCGTGTGCCTAAGTTCTCAACCGCATGGCGTGATCGCGTCATGGTACAGGTGAGCAAGTTCAAGTGGGTTCCGAAGAATGTTGCAACCGATGAAGTGTATCGGGCATTGCAACCGGCGGTACGGTATACAAAGAAAGAATGTCTTGATCTGCCTGATGTTGTTTACCAGACACGTGATGTACCACTGACCCCACAAGTTCAGAAGTACTACCTTGAGTTAAAAAAGCAATTACTCATAGAAGCAGCGGGAGAGCAAATCTCCGCCGTCAACGCAGCGGCGTCTCTAAATAAACTATTACAGATATCAGCGGGTGCGGTGTACACGGACAAGCACGACATCGTGCAGTTCGACATCTCGCCTCGACTTCATGCGCTCAAAGAAGTGCTTGAAGAAACTACAAACAAGGTTGTAGTATTCGTTCCGTTCCTTCATTCAATCCAAATCGTAGGCGATTACTTGCGTAACGAGGGCGTGTCGAATGAAGTGATCATGGGGTCAGTTTCGGCAAGAGAGCGATCAGAGATTATCAACCGCTTTCAGACTGCGAACGATCCAAGAGTGTTGATTATTCAACCGCAATCGGCAGCGCATGGGATTACTTTGACGGCTGCTGATACGGTAGTTTTTTGGTCTCCGGTAATGTCAGTTGAAACGTATCTACAGTGCGTAGCCCGTATCGAAAGATATGGTCAAGTCAACAAGATGTTAGTGGTGCATTTGCGTGGCTCGGAAGTCGAACGAAAGATGTACGAGATGCTGCAAGGTAAAGTAGATAGTCATCAAAAGTTAGTAGACCTGTACAAACAGGAGTTAGAGGAGATATGACAGTGGGAAATACAGACGAATTAGTTGAAGCGTATCTTTTGATACGCACCGAACGTGACCGGCTATTGCGAGAATACGAAGTAGCCGACGCGAAGTTGAAAGAAGATATGTCAAAGTTGGAAGCCGTGATGCTTGAGATGTGTAACGCAGTCAATGCCGATAGCATCAAGACCAAGCACGGCACGGTCATGCGGAAGTTAAATGAACGCTTCTTCTGCCAAGACTGGGATAACTTTTATAAGTTTGTTTTAGATGCTGAAGCCGTTCAGTTGCTTGAGAGACGCATCCATCAGAGCAACTTCAAACAGTTCCTTGCGGAGACCGCTATGGATGGTCTGCCGCCGGGTGTAAATGTGATGCGTGAGTATGGTGTTTCAGTACGTAAAGCCAGTAGGTAAAAACATGAGTAACGATATCATTGCAAATTTGAAGAGCGAACTTGCTGCTATCCAAGGCGGCGTCGATGACGATACACGCGCCGTTGCCGGTGGCGGTGGTGGCTTATCCAAGCGTATCTCCATCAAGGGCGGCGTGTTCCGCAAGATGGCCGGTGGCAAGGAGATTGGCTCCATCGAAGATCGGCACATGAACGTGATCTTTGTGAAGATGGCTCACAATCCGAGTCGCACCTACTACACGGGTGCTTACAAGGAAGGCGAGAAGATCGCTCCTGTCTGTTGGTCGTCTGACTCCAAGACCCCTGACCCCGAGGTAAAGAACCCGCAAGCGTCTACTTGCGATTCGTGCCAGTGGTCGGTGAAGGGTTCCGGTCAAGGCGGTAGCGGCACTGCTTGCCGTCTGTCGTGGCGTACTGCGGTGGTTCTGCCGCAAGACCCCGGTGGCGATGTGATGCAGTTGGTTCTCCCGGCTACGTCTTGCTTTGGTAAGGAAGAGGCGGGTAAGTGGCCGTTCCGTCCGTACATTCAGATGCTTGCCAATAACAACATCTCAGCGGGTCGGGTGGTTACGAAGATGCAGTTCGACACGAAGTCGCCTGTACCGAAACTCCTGTTCTCCCCGGCAGCGGTTGTGCCAGAGGGCGATGCTGAAACTGTTCAGCGCCAGAAGGAAACGAAGGCAGCGGAGAGTGCTGTCAAGTTGACCGTGTATCAGCAGGACGAAGGTGAAGCACCGGAAGGTCCGATTACAACTGGACCGGCGGCGATGGCTGAGCCTGTGGTTAGAGAGTCTAAGAAGACGGAGAACGCTGCTCCTGCGGCTGACGTTTCCGATGTCATTAAGAAGTGGTCGAAGAAGGGTTGATTTATGGCCCGCACATACGGCGACAAGTTGTTACTGAAATTGCAGAGTGGCGACTCTACTCTGTTAGGAGTACGGCTTGGTCGCCTATGTGTTGAGGCAAATCTTCCTATAGCCTACGTAGCCCCTGCGCTTGAAGTCTCGCGTAACACGGTTCATTTGTGGTTCCGTGGACAGGTCATGCTTGAGCCGAAACGCAAGGTCGTTGAAGCCTTCATGCACCTTGTTGAGCAGGACATGAGAGACGGGGTGCTGCCTGTCAAAAGCCTCAAACACGCAAAAACTTACATAGAGGGAATGATCGGCAAAAAGATTTAAGTTTCCATGAGAAGGTTGGCGGGGTGGCTGTCGCCCCGCCTTTTTTATCTAAGTGGGTTGGTGTCCATGCGAAAACAATTTTATGAGAAAGTACTACCTTCGCAGGGCGTCTACTGTGTTACCGAGATTTCCAAGGACAAAAAGGTAGTCAATCGGTTTGCCAGTAGCCTTGATGAAGTTGAGACTTTAGTAGAAGAGATAAACGTAGCGGGTAAAAACGTATTCATTGCTCTGAGTAGCTTTAGCGGCCATAGCCGCATGAGCGATTACGTTATTTACTGTCGTTCGTTCTTCGTTGATCTGGACGTAAAGCCAGACAAGGCCGGGTGCTATAAAAGTAAAGTCGAGGCAATCGAAGACCTAGATCATTTTCTAAAAGTCACTGAACTGCCTCCTCCAATCGTTGTCGATTCTGGCAATGGTGTCCATGCCTATTGGCCGTTTGAAGAAGACGTTCCGATTGCGGAGTGGAAGCCGTACGCCGAGAAGTTCAAGCAACTCTGCTTGGATCACATGAAGATTGATCCTGTGGTGACGGCTGATATCACCCGAATCATGCGTTGCCCAGAGACGCTGAACTTCAAAACTGATCCTCCGAATCCAACGAGTCTGCTGACCGACGAGTTCAACCAGTACGACTTTGCTGCCTTTAAAGATTATTTAGGTGAAGTCGATACTCCAGCCGGGTCAATTCTTGATCTTATCCCGAAAGGATTGGACGACGACACTCGGCAGATCGCCAAACTCGACAACTTTGAGACTACGTTCCAAGACATCGCGGAATTAAGTCTTAATGGCGACGGCTGCAATCAGATTAAAAACGCACTGATTAACTCTAAGACACTGGCAGAACCAGTGTGGCATTCTGCTCTGTCTATCGCCCGTCACTGCACCGATTGGGAAACTGCAATTCACCTGATGTCCGAGGATTACCCCGGATACAGCCCCGACGCTACTTTAAGGAAGGCAAATGAAACAGTTGGTAAACCGCATAGTTGCAGCATTTTCGAGCAACGCAACCCCGGTGGATGCAACGGATGTCCCCATAAGGGACGAATCACCAACCCACTTGCCCTTGGCCGAAAGTTTGTTGCCGCCCCGTCAGTCGAGGCGATTAGTCAAGAGGACACAGTTCGGGTCGCGGAGAATCCCCAAGAAATTCCAGTATTTCCTAAAGCGGTCTTACCCTATGTACGAGGGCGAACCGGAGGAATCTATTACTTACC